CTAAATCTTGTGTTACAGTTTCTAATATTTCTTTATTAACTTGAATAGTATCTGTCATAGTCAATACATATCTAACAGATGTAAAAGTCCCGGCTAGGATTGCTCCTACAACAGGCACAATTACTATGTTCTTTTTAAACCAATCTAATTTGCTTTTACTTTTTTTCATATTTTTTGTGCTCATTAAATAACCAGTTTACGTAACAGTTCCATAGTTTTTTTAGCCATCTCATAACTAAACTCCCTAATTAACATTTACAATCCTCACAAACACAAACACCGTATTCGTCTGCGTGTAAGTCTCCATCACAATGGCACTCGTGATAACAATTTTTACAAGTCTTTGTTTCTGTAGCCATAGCCTTTTTCTCTGTTTCCCCATCTCTTGTTCCAGGCATACACACTCATCTTACTACCAATGTGTTCCATCCAAGATAATGGTATATCTATCGCTCTTCTCGTAAACCTTTTTATGTCGCTTATCGCGTCGGGTAGTGTTTTCATATTGTTAGCGGGTGATATCAGTCTCCCGTTATCACCCTATCTTATACGCGCGTTAAGAATTAATCAAATTTTTTTGATATAAAGTCTGTTATTTTTCTCCAGATCTTTTTGATCCAAAACCAAATTGGCTCTATAAATTTTTTATACATCTTTTTTTTCCTCAATTTCATAGAAGAAACTATCAGTATCTTCTGTTTTCCACTTACCCGTATCTTCAACGTTCCATTCATTAGTCTGCACTTTCCAATCAGGGATGTTTTCTTTCACAGTGAAAGAAGGTAAATCCCATATACATCTATTGTTTGGTTGTGCTGCAAAATTGCCGTCATTTAGAGCAATTATGTGAGCGCACTTGTGTTCGTGCGGAATCTCTGAATGGTCAGTATCTAGTATATTACCATCTGGATGTGCCCAGTCAACAGTAAATAGATATCTACCATGATGCCATTTTTTATCTTTACCAATATATTTACCTGAAGCTGCGCTTAAAATATTCCAAGAAGTAACAGTAGGATAATAAGAGAAAGAATTCCAAAGCTCCAATTCATCAAGACGTCGCTTGGGAACGTCTTCTGGTTTATATCCTTGTTGAATAAACGCGCTAATAGGTAGGCGATAAAAGATTGCACCGTTACCCATGATAGCGTGAAAAAGTATAGCCCTTCCGCCCATACTCGTAAGACCAAAGATAATACAGTCTTCAACTTCGCCATGATGTTTTTTAAGATCATAGAGATATTCTTTTCTTATTTGGGCGTATGTCGCCGGTATGTTTGCATTTAAATATGCCATTACTTAATTTCACCCCAGTTAGCTCCCTTCTCATAATCAACTTTGTTAGGGACTTTTAATTCCACAGCAGACTCCATAATTTTAATTATTTCTTCTGCTCTAACATCAGACTCAACAGATATATCTACCTCATCATGAATCTGTATGTGTGGTATTATACCATTTTCATATAAAGCTACCATAGATTTTTTTGTCATATCAGCCGCAGATCCTTGTATTAATTTGTTTAATGCTTTGTATGTAAATGCTCTTTTTAATGGCTCATCATATTCTTTTCTTGCTTGTTCTAATGGTAAGGGTTTGAATACACCAAATTGCACTGGCTGCCATAAATCAAAATGACATGCACGTCCCAATAAAGTTCTAATCTTACCTCTATCATTTGCTTTACGAGATACATTATCCATAAGTTTTTTTACAAAGGGAGCTTTGGTGTGATATTGTCTAATTAGTTTTTCAGCAGAGTCTTTCATCAATCCTAGTTCTGCCATCAATTTATTTTTACCCATTCCATACATAAGACCTAAATTAATCGTCTTGGCTTGCTTTCTTTTTATGCCCGCCATATCGGCCACGACCTGATGGAAATCAGCGTCTCCGGCGTTGTATGCGTCTACAATTTCATCAACTCCGTCCAAATTCTGCAGTTTTGCGTAATGTACTAAAATTCTTGGTTCTTGTTGTGAGTAGTCAAATGAACCCCAAACATGTTTTTCTTCTGGAATAAATATAGATCTTATCATAGGACCAAGTTCAGGATGTCTTGCAGGTATTTGTTGTAGATTTGGATTTGACATACTAAATCTACCTGTAACTGTACCACCTTGATCTGATCGTATTTGATTTATATCTGCATGTATTCTACCATTGACTGCATGTTTAGTTATTGAATCTATAAATGTGGTGTGAGCTTTATTTAATTCTCTTGCTTCAGCTATTGATCTTGCTAATTCATGTGGATGATTTTGTAAAAAGTTTTTGGTAAAGCTTGGCTCCTTACTTTTTTCTGTTCTATCATATGGAAGTTTTAATTTATCAAAGGCTTTTGCTATAGATCTGGCTGCCATAATTTCTACGTCAACACCAGTTAATTTTTTTATATTTTGTATAATTTTTTCTTCCCTTTTAATTAAATTTTGTTTAATATTTTGTGCCTTTTCTAAATCAACTCTTACACCTTTAAATCTCATATCAACAAGACATGGAAATAATTTTGTTTCTAAATTAAATATGTCCATTAACTCTTGATTATAAAGTTCTACTTTTAATCTTTGCCAAAGTTTTAATGTTGCTTCTGCATCACGTTCTGCATATTGACCTACAAACATTGGTGGTAGCCTCCACATATCTGCTTTAGCATTTAACCCATATTCTTTTGCAGCCTCTAATAAAATCTTTTCATCTTTACCTATGCCTACATAAAATTTAGAAAGAGCATTTAATTGATATGACATTCTGTTTTCATCTATCAAAGATGCTGCTATCATAGTGTCCATTATGGGTCCTTTTATGGTCAGTCCTGCTGACCTTAACCAACAAATATCGTACATAGCATTGTGAAAAATGAATGTTGTATCCTCTTGTTTAAATAAGTCTTTTAGCCAATTTAAAACAAGATTTTTGTCCATATTACCACCTTGTTCGTGATGTATCGGATAATAGCCTGACCAGCCCTCTACAGCCACCGCAACGCCAGCAATGTGCCCTTTTCCAGTCACATTACCAGAGCCTAACTCTTTCAAGTATGGATCGTTTGTTTCTAAATCTATTGCTATTTCTTTGGCTCCACGCAGATCTTTAAGTTCATCTGGCATTACCCATTCTGTTTCAGGTGTAAATAGGGGTATTTGTGTGCTTCTCACTTGTAGTCTCTCTCCTTTACCATTTCTAGATAATGTATCGCTTTATCTATATCTTGTATGCCTCCCTTAAAAGGAGCCCTACATATATACTTTATAGCGTTCCCCTCTGCAAATTGCAACCTATTCTTATTGATAAACTCTGCCGGCTGAATGACAAAATTTTGGTAGTGTGAACCACCAATTTGTTTCTTAAGACTCTTCATAATGTTTTATTACCTTTCTTAATTTTTCTTTTTTAGTTAGTGAAAATGGCTCGATAGCTTTTGCTACTTCATATGCATCTCTATGACTACATCGCCAACGCCATTGATCAAAGTTTTGATGAGACATCCTTGGTCTAATATTAACATGACCACAACCTAATGTTTCATGTAAATATTCTATTGTTTCTTTATGTGTCATCGCTACCTCAATTCGTATGTTCCAGTACTTGTAGGCTCTGGGCTTTCCTTTACGATGTTCGAGTCGTTGTGTGTATGTAACACAACCCTCCCCATCAATAATACCAGCAATATAAGCAAACATATGTCCAACGTTTTTGTTTTCATTCATTATAAAATATAAGCTCGATCAAAGTTCTTTGGATCTAACACATGCAATTCATGTTTTGCTCTTGTTGCCCCAGTATAAAATAGTCTATGTAATTCATCTGGATCATGACTCATTGTTTCTAACGCTGCATTTGTAAGATCTTGCATAAGCAAAACTTTATCAGCTTCACCTCCTTTTGCTCCATGTATTGTTGACATGATTATACGCGGATTTTTATTTATCTGTTCTCCATTCGCCCGCATGTTACGAATGTAGTTCTCTGTAATGGTATCTAAACCATCAAAAGATTCATACCAAACTTTATCTGTAAGCAATCCATATTTTTTTTTACATTCATCTAATGTATATTTTTCTTCAGAATGAAAAAGTTTACCTGTTTTAAAACCAGGAGATACATTCTCTCCTAAATATTCATAAATATTTTTTATTTCAATAGTGCCTAATAAATTTGTAGCACCTTGTATTGCATCCTTCTTACGCCACTTTTCCCAATTATTTAAAGCTATCAAAAGTTTTAGTGGTACAGAGTTCATACCCCTGTGTTGGTAATACCAACCCTGCAACTCACACAAATCTTTTACATCATCAAGGAAATGGTTAGCTGAAGACAAGACCAACCAGTTTCCCTTTGACATATCAACCTGTGTAACATCAGAATATCTACGCAACACACCTTGTTGTGTTCTAGGTTTATAATTTTTATCAAACCTGTTTTGTACTTTGTTAATTATTTTTTGTGATAGTTCGTGTATGGGTCCACCTGGTATTCTATAAGATTGATCTAATACTTTAATATCATTAACTTCTTCTTTAAGTGCAATAAAGTGATCTACATCAGCTCCAGCCCATTTAAATATTGCTTGGTCATCATCTCCTGCAATATAAGTTTTCTTTGCATTAACCCACATAGATCTTACCATGTCCCATTGTATAAGAGATAAGTCTTGTGCTTCATCAATAAATAATGCCTCAAAACTTTGTTTAGTTTCTTTTGTAATAAAATCTTCTAGTAAATCTGTAAAATCTTTTAATCCTTTTTCTTTCTTGTATCTTTTTAATTCCTCTGACAATAAGTATAACGTATCTCTTTCAATATCTAATATGTTTTGTCTGGAATCATAATACTCTAATAAGTCCATACGTTTTACTCTAGCTGTGTTCATTATAGTTAGATACTCATTATCCGAATTAAATGTACCATCTTCTTCTGAATGCTTGCCTGTTTTAATTGGAATACCTACCATTTTACCAAACTCTTTGTAATCATCAGCGGTCATCATTTTTTCTTTTGTCATAGCTAAACGACTAAAAGCATAGGAGTGTAAAGTTCTAAAATTTTCTAAATCTTTTTCTGCATCAAGACCAAACTTTTCAGCTGCTCTTGTTGCCGCCTCTCTTGCTGCTTTTCTTGTAAAAGAAAAGTATCCTATTTGTTTTGGTCTAATCCCCTGTTGGATAAACTGGTCGACTAAATTTAATAACGTTGTCGTTTTGCCTGTTCCTGGGGGTCCTAGTATTATAGTTTTCATATTTTGCTAACCTCTTCCTTAATATTTCTACTTTCATTTGTAATATCTCTGCTCTTCCTTTTTCTAATTGATATCTTAAATGCCAATTAATACCAATTTTTTTTATCTTTGCCATTAAAATGCCTCCTTGTGATACTCAACTTTAGATATACTTGTTTCTACTTTTTTCATTGTTTTTATTTTAATGAGTCTTGGGTATTGTTTTTTAATTGGTATCCTGACCTCATCTACAAAAACATTTTCTAATCTTTTTATAAGATTACCTGTTTTAGTTTTATCTTGATCCCAATTATTCTTTTTGCAAAATGCAAAAAAATCGTCCATTCTAAAATATGTAAAGCCTTCTTCTGTAAAAGGTAGCTTGTTAAATATATCATCCATTGTTCTTGCTGATTGTCTATTGGTAGTCCAGTCTTGTAATAATCCTGTAATCTGATTCATAGGATCTAAAGATTCTAATGGCTCTACTTCTTGTAAGTTTTGCATCATTGGTTTTAAAAAATATTGTTTCCAGTCTTTTGGTTTTGGAACAGGTACAACTAGGTTAGCTTGATCAAGGCAGGCTAGAGCAAACAAAGGTGGACTATATAATTGTTCTGATTTTAATTCGATCCGCGTTCCACTTACATCTAAGAACCATTGAGGTGGAGTGGATTTGTATTTAGTAAGATTACCTAGTACAGGCATTTCTTCTTCGCCATAGCCTACGCCAAAACGTTTTGTTCTACATAGACCTGATTGACAGACCGCGTTAATTGGTGCGTCTTTACACCTATACCTATCATATCCTTTTCTATTTACAGATTTAATTAGTTGTTGAACCTCACTGTTGCTCAACGCAGGTTCCATATATTTAATATTAGCTTTTACTATTTCATCTTCCCATGTATCGGGTTTTGCTTGTTTATAATAAACTGCAATATTAAACAGTGCATTATTTCTAGAACCTTCACCAAACCCTGTTATCGCTAACTTGTTTAGGCATGGTGGTCCTAATGTAAATGCTTCATTCGTTTCTGCCTCTGTGATCTTAATCTCTCTAATTCCTCTTTCGGTAAGAGCTTTCTCAGCATAAAGTAAATAAAATTTATCAAGTGTAATAGCATTCCCAGCATCATCATACGCATATCGTAATCCTTTCATTTCATTGTAGTAGGGTAAATTTAAAAAATTACCTGTGTCCCCACGTTCCACAAGTATTTCTGTTTGTTTAGGAAAGATTTCAGATCCTTCGTATCCTAAAACTTTAGCAATCTTTTTAAGTGTGCTCTGCATGAGAGCTGCAGATATAAATTCTTTCGTAAATAAAAATACATGGGCGCCCCCAGATTTACTTCTACAAACAATGAGTGGTAATTTTAAGTTGCAGATCCTAGATATAAGATCACTATGAGAGAGATTATACTCATCAATATCAATGCACCCCCACTTACAAGTATTGGACTCGGTAATTGGGATAATTCCAAGCGCAGCTCCTTTACCTTCGACATGGTTTTGCCATAAATCGTCTGTGATTTTTTTTCTAACGATAAATGCTTTTCCTTGTTGTTTACCGTTTTCTCCTCTTTCACCTTTTTGGTATTGTCCATACGCAATCTTTAAACCTTCAAATATACTTTTAAACTTCATTTTATTTTACCTCTGAATGTAAAAGGGGCCTTGCGGCCCCTTCTAAAACTAAAACGGAGTTTTAGTATCTGACGTCTCTTCCACATCAGCCTTTGTTTGCACGTTACCTTTTGAGACATTTCCTGAAAAGTCCTTTGCACTTAAATACAAAGTCTTATCTTTCTGTCCCATGATTCTTTCCATAGTTACAACCCAACCATACCAAGAACCTTTATCGTTCTTTTGTAGATTTGATTGAAGATTGTAGACTACCCCATGCATAGGTGGTACAGCAAATC